AGCGGTTGTAAATGCACTAACCAACCGAGTAACCGCACTGATAACTGAGTTTAATCCCGCTGCTACCACCATTAATCCAGCACCAACGACTAGTAATCCGGCACCTAGAATAATTGATGCAGCACCTAGTGCTAAAGCGCCTACTGCTGCAATCATCATTAGTGGTGCTGCTATGACTAAGGCAACTGCAAATATCATCATCCCGGCTCCTGCAATCATAGCAACTGCGGCAACGACTACCATTGCAACTCCCAGAAGAAGCATGCCAACTGCGGCTATCATTGAAAATGCTGCTATCAATGGCAGTGAGACTGCTAAAAGTAACATGCCTACTGCCGCGATAGTAACGCCAACAGCCACAATCATCATAGCTACACCGAATAATAAAGCCCCAACAGTTGCAACAACAAATCCAATCCCCACAACTGCCAATCCCGCTCCTAGCAAAATTAATCCAGCTGCAGCAATGATTGAAAGTACACCAAATATTGCTAACGCACCGCCTAAAAGTGTAATGCCAAGTGCTGCGCTTGCTCCATATGTGGAAATAATCGGTAATTGAGTTGCCAATATAGCCATCCCTGCGGCTGCTATAAATACAGCCACGCCTATTAACATTAGAGCGGCCGCAAATAAAATAAAGCCGACTGATCCAGCAATCATTGCGGGGCCTAATACGGCTACAGCAACTCCAATAGCTGCAATTCCAACAATAAATGCAGCGAACATTGCGATTGCTGGCCAACCTGCAGCAGTTAACTTAATTGCCGCACTCGCAAGCAAATAGAAACCTGCACCAGCGAGTGCAATACCACCACCTACTAGTAGTAATGAAGCGCCTAACTTAATAAATCCAGCAGAAGCAGCTGTAGCTGATTTACCAACCTTTGCTAATCCGCCACCTTTTCCAAACGAGCCCAAAGCACTACCAACGCTGGACAATATGCCTGCAACTTTTCCTGCAGTCTTTAGTACCACGAAGGCAATGGCCAAAACCGTTATGGCTTTTGCAAGTTTATTTAAGGTGCCTGTATTAAGTTTGCTTAGTGCATTGAGCCCAGCTACGACAGCAGTAAATATCAAGCCTTTCATTCCTGCTTTGAGCGCTATAAAAGCAGCACCTAGCAATTTGAGGGTTGAGGGATTTAATCGTCCGACCACATCTGCTATTGCCCCAATACCTTTCGCGGCACCACTAATAGCGCCACCGGTAATACTACCTAGCGTTTTAAACATAGCAAACGGGTCTTTACCTCCACCGCTCGACAGCTTGCTAAACACACTACCGATAGTCTTGCCAATCGAGCCTAAAGCGTCACCAATCGCACTAAATGCACCAGTATTTCCCATAGACTTAAAAAATGCTCCGACCGCTTGTCCAGCCGTCTTTAAAGCATTAACAATTGTTTGCACAACCGGAACAATCTTGTCGCCAATGCCATCGAAATTAACGTTATTCATACTATTGGCTAAGTCACTAACCGCCTTAATTCCAACCTTACTTACCTTGTCATAAGCTGGTTGTAACTTGGAAGTTAACCCCTCGCGCAGGCCATCCATTGCTTGCCCAATCGTTTTATATTGAGTTGCCATCTTACTAAAGTTTTTATTGGTACCGGTCTTAGCAATCGCGTCGAAGAAATCTTGTGTCTTAACCTTACCGGCTTGCACATCCTTGACCAACTGACCCGTGGATTTACCCATCGTTTTCGCAACTGCCGCCATACCGGCAGGAGTTTGTTCAAGCATGAGTTTGAAATCCATCCACTGGATTTTAGGCTTAGCAGCCGCTTGGGTTGCTTGTTGACTCAACGTTTTCATTGCTTGCGCCGGGTCGCTAGAAGCAGCTGCCAAACCACCAAAGCCTTTGACTAGTTTCCCAGTACTCTTGGTACCGACCGCGGCCAGCTGACTGTATGTGGATGCCATATCAGAAGCAGAATAAATGGTCTTCTGAGCAAATTGTTGCAAATCGCCTCGAGTGGCTTTAATCTGTGCAGGACTTTTGCCCATCATGGCCATATTACCGTTGAACGTTTGCCAGGCTTTGCTAGACTCATTTAGTTCGGTCATCATGCTACTGACGCCAGAAGTAATTGCTGAAATTCCTTTAGTAACACCCGCACCAACAATATTGGCACCTAGCATAGATTTAAATAGCCCGCCAGTTTTGCCAACTGAACCATTTAAATTATTAAAACCACCAGCCATTTTTCCGGGCAAACTGCTGTTCATACCGCCATTTAAAGCCGATTTAAATCGGCTCATGGTACTGGCACTTTTACCCAATCCAGCTTGCAGTTTGCTAAGTGGACCGCTGAACGCATCATTAATTCTAATCGTTGCACTAATGTTGCTTGCCATGGATTCCCTCCTTTCTTTAGATATGAAAAAAAGACCAAACCTAAACTAGTGTCGCTTAGACTTGGCCTTCCTTTCTGCTTCTTTTTGTTGTTTTTTCTCTTCTTTGATTCGAATATCGATTCCAGCAATAACGAGCGCTTTTTCATGCCGGTTTAATTCCGCCCATTGTGCTGGTAACCAGTGATATTCATTCATGGTATAAAAGTAATATTGAAAATCAGAACCGTTACCGGTCTTGATTATTTTTTTACGGCTTCAACCTCGTCGTCAACCGACTCGTTCAACCCTGATAAATCAAGCACAGATTGAGAGAGTGAGTTCAATTCACCCATGGTCAGCATTTTGTTCAAAGTCCCCATTGGGTCGGCTAAGGTACCGTAGAATTCTTGTAATTCTTTATTATTCAGATCTGGCTGAATCAACGCCTCTTGCAGCATTGCTTCCACATACTTAGTTTGGTCAATGTCACGCGACCGCTGCCCAGAACGGTTCACAGTAACTTTAGTAGCCTGTTTTTGCAAGCGTTCGTTAGCTTCGTTTGAAATCTCTTGGATGATAAATGGTGCATTAAAACCGTCAAACTTAAGTTCCTTAGTAGCGAGTTCGTGTTTCCGTAAAAAGTCTTTAATATTTACTTGTTCAGCCATGAATATAGCCCTCCGTTATTTTTTATAAATCAAAGCCAGAAAAGGCGGTAACCAATTCTGAAGTTTCAAAAGTGAAATCTGATTCCCATTCCATCACACCGTCGTCAGCTTCAAAGTCTGCGATAGGAACATCATCGAGGTTAACTTCACCTAAGTGGACTGTTTGTTTACCGGCACGTGACGTAGTGTCTTCAATGGTCATTGTGATTTCGAAGTATAGATCCTTGCCGCCTTGTAGATAAGGCAAGGCATACTTCATCCAAGTAGATGAAATGACGTATCCACCGAGTGTACCAGTGCCTTCCATTGAAGTCGTTTTCTTGTGCTTAACTCGTGAGCCAAGCGTTTGAACATCTTCCTTGTTCTTCTCCCACTTAGCGGTAATTTCCGTCGCGTCAATCATCGGAATAACTTTGCCATCAATCGTGATATAAAGTTTGGCATCTTTGGTTGAAATTGTATCTCGACCATTCAGATAGGAGCCTAAAGTACTCGTTGTTTCATCGTTCATTGCCATATTCTAATTGCCCCTTTCTAAGCGACGTTAATCGTCATGTATAGTTTTTCCATTGCGTCAACAGTCGTAATGGCTGCGTTAACGACAACTGAATCTTTGTCATTGCCGGCTTCCACAGATAGAGAGTCAGCATCATAACTAAGCAGCACACCAGCTGTTACTTGTCCTGATAAGTAGCTCATCAAGGCCGCCTTAAACAAGTCTCTCCCTGTGGCATCGTTGTTGACCTTGCCAATATATTGAGACTCAAATAGATCAGCTGAGTAGGTTGCCACGGCGTCCAGTGCACGAATAACCCGGTTCTTAGCAAACGCTGCTGGTTTCTCGTCTGTGTAAGTTACTAATGAGTTAATGTCTTGTTCAACTACCACAGTGCCATCTCGACGACCTGAGAAGACAACTAGGCCAGCATTGAGGTCATTGATAGTAACTTCGTTTGATAGCTTAGGATAAGCTGATACGGCGTCGGGATATTGCGCATAAGTCAGTGAAGTACCAGCGCTAGCAGAAGCTGAGACTCCAGCAAACCAGCCGGCCGCAATCGTAGCTGGTAGTTGAGTACCATCGGTTAGTTCAACGCCATTGGCTACGGCAGTTACGCCTTCATAGTCAAACGAAGCGCCACCTTCCTGGGCAACTACCACCGCACGAACCTTGTAGCCCTCATTTTCACGAAGTCGCTTAACCGCAGTGGCTACTAATGCATGTAAATTGCTATCTGGTGCAATGCCAGCCGTAGAAACCACATTGTATTGTTCGGTAGACAATACGTCATTAAGCTTCTCAGTTACGTCACTAGCTACCGTTGTACCACCAGAAAGCTTGTAAGTCGTAGCACCTGCCAATGCAGTGAGTTTCGTGTCATCGCCAACATACTCAACGTCTACATAGGCATTACTCTTGAGACCGCTTGCCGTGGTTGTGCGGACGTTTTGTTGATCTACGAGTTCTGTACCGAATAACGTTGATACAGTGACTAATGTTTCATCATTCAAGTCTTTTTCGACTGAAATTGTGATGTCATTACCCCTAGTACCTGCATACTTGGCGGTAAATACCCAAGGCAAAGCGTCATCGGCAACCTTAGCTTTAACGCCATCGTTACTGTTTAAATACAGCACGGTTTGTGCTGCTTTTGAAGCTTCTTTAAATGCAGCTAACTTTGGGTCAGTTAAATCTGCACCAAGCAATGCTTTGTAGTCACTGCCCGCGTCCAATTCAATGGCACCATTAGCACCCCAATTGAGCTCATTAGCTCCGATTAAGAGTAATCGGCCCAATGATGTATCAGGCTTACCCTGAGGCACGCCCTTGGTATTGATATAAGCGCCAGGACGACGCTTGTTTTGTGCAGTCCATGTTCCACCTGCCATTTAAATGCCTCCTTTAAAATCTTTAATAATTTTGCTTACTTCTTTTTTTGTGTAAGTCTCAGAATCATTCAATCGAAGCGATAGGATATCACGTTCAATCGGTGTGAAGCCTTGACTCTTAACTAAAGACGCCTTACTAAACTTAGGCTCAGCGGGCGTCTTAGTCGTCTCTTTCTTGGTAGCCATCTATTGGCCTCCTTTTAAATTGACTGAGTTACTATCAAGTGTTTGTTGCTTTGGCGTCAAATCCTCTGGATAAGCCCGCACCCAAACTTCAAAAGTAAGAGTGAGTGTGCCATCCACAACCGCAAAATCACGATTACGAATCGTTGCAAAATTATCCAGCTGAATGAAGTTA